ATGGACTAGGAGATATAATCAAAAATGAGATATCCGTATCTTTTGGTCGCAACGAAGATAACAAGGCAGCTGATTATGCTGCTCTTGCACAAGAGCGTGGGTATCAACCAACACAAAAGTTGAAGGTTGAGCCCATGACTCTTAAAGCGTTAGTCCGTGAGCGTATTGAGGCAGGTAAAGAAATGCCAACGGAAATTTTCAATGTATTCATTGGAAATAAGACTACAATAAAAAGGAAACAATAAACATGAACCAAGTAGCAACAAAAAAAGAAGGAGCATTAGCAACGAATTTATTTGAAGCTGATGCTAATAAAGGTGCTCAAAACATTTCGCAAGAAGATCTTGCGTTGCCTTTCTTAAAAGTTTTGGGACAATTATCTCCTGAGGTAAATAAAACTCATGGAAAATATGTCGAGGGCGCAGAACCCGGCAAGATAATAAATACTGTTACCAATGAAATGTATGATGCAGTGGATGTACTCCCTGTGTTTTACAAGAGACAATATATTGAGTGGCAAGATCGTGGAACTAGCACTGGTGCGCCAGTAGCAATTCACGAGGCAGACAGTGATATCGTTAGTCAAACGACTAGAGATAAATCTTTTAAAGATAGATTACCAAATGGTAATTATCTTGAAAACACTGCTAACCACTTTGTAATATTGTTAGGTAAAAGTCCTACAACAGCTTTGATTTCTATGAAAGCTACTCAATTAAAAGTGAGTAGAAAATGGAACTCAATGATGATGGGAATTAAAATGCAGGGGAAAAGCGGATTATTTACTCCGCCAACATACAGCCACATTTATAATCTAAAGACTGTTCAAATGTCTAATGACAAAGGAACATGGTTTGGATGGGATGTAGCGAAAGTTGGTCCTGTATCAGATAAATCAATCTATGACATAGCTAAAAGCTTTGCTGAAAGAGTTGGCAAAGGTGAAGTACAAGCTAAGCATGGATCTGAAGAAACATCTAATACTCCATACTAACGAATCCTAGGTAGTGGGCGGAGAAGCGAGAGTGGACACCGCCCACTTTTAATATATGATTGATAAATTTAAAAATATATTTAAAGGATTGGAACGTGCTCATGGTGTCACAAAAATAGGCACTTCAAATGGGAACGGAGAAAAGATAAAAGGTCAATCCTTTGTTAAACGAGAGCCTGTCACAGATCAACTGTGGAACAATCATTTAAAGGGCATAGATAGTCTTGGTGTAATTCCAATTAATGATGACAATAACTGTAAATGGGGTTGTATAGATATAGACTCTTATGCAGGATTTGATCATCTTAAGTTAATTAACAAAATTAAAAATTTAAAATTACCATTGATAGTGTTTAGATCTAAGAGTGGTGGTGCACATGTATTCTTATTTACTTCTGAATACATTGAAGCAAAATTAATGAGAAATAAATTAAATCAGATAAAAGCTATATTAGGTTATGGTGGATCTGAGGTATTTCCAAAACAAACAGAATTAAAATCGAAAGATGATACAGGAAATTTTTTAAATTTACCGTACTTTAATGGAGATAATACAACAAGATATGCGTTTCTTGAAAATGGAAGTGCAGCTAGTCTTAAGGGTTTTTATGGTTTGTATGAAAGATGTGTTCAAAATTTAAAACAAATACAAGAAATAGAAATTAAAAGACCTGAATCAGAATATAGTGATGCTCCTCCATGTATTGAAACTCTAGCAGAAAATAAAATTGGAGAAGGTGGTAGAAATAATGCATTGTTTCATTATGGAGTATATGCAAAACAAAAATGGCCAAGTAATTGGAAATCAAAAATTACTTTATTTAATGCAACTGCAATGTCAACGCCTTTATCTGATTCAGAAGTTCAAATAATAGAAAAACAACATGAGAAAAAAGAATGGGGATATAAATGTAATGACGAGCCCATGTGTAGTATGTGTGACAAAAGTTTATGTCGAAAAAGAAAGTTTGGTATAGGTCAGGACATAATGTTTCCTGGGCTAACCGACCTCCAGGTTATTGATCTGGAGGATCCTTACTACTATCTAAATGTAGACGGAGAAAGATTATACTTAGAAAATGTAAAATACTTAAGACAACAAAGTTTATTTCAAGAGGCTTGTATGAAACAATTAAGATTTAGACCACCAACATTAAAAGAAAAAGATTGGGTATTAATTACAAATCAATTATTAAACAATGCTGAAGTTACGGAACCAGCAGCTGGTATGAAAACAGATGACCAGTTAAATAATCATTTAGAAGAATATTGTTTGAACAGAACTCAATTAGATAATCCTTTAGACTTACCTAAAGGCGGTGTTTGGAATTCTGAAGGTTATCATCATTTTGTATTTGATAGATTCTATCATCAATTTTTAATGCGTAGAAGATGGGATCTTGGTTATTCAAGAACAGGACAAATGTTAAAAGAAAAATGTAATTGTGAAAACAAAAGAGTAAGTAAAGAAAAGATTAGAGTCTTTGCTGTAAAAGAATTTGATAAGAAACAAGAAACTAAAAAGAATATTACATATAAAGAGGAAGCACCTTTTTAATGAAAACAATAGTATTAGGACCACCTGGAACTGGGAAGACAACTACATTATTAAATAAGGTAGATGATTATTTAAAAGAAACTGATCCTGATAAAGTTGGATACTTTGCGTTTACACAAAAAGCTGCGTACCACGCAAGAGATGAAGCAATAAAAAAATTTAATTTAACTGAGGATGATCTTCCTTATTTTAGAACACTACATTCATTAGCATTTAGAAGACTAGGTATTAAAAAAGAAGACGTAATGCAGCGCAGACACTATGTAGATTTTGGTAAAAGAGTTAAAGAAGATATAGGTTATGCTAAATATGAAGATGACCACAATGGTTTTTTTACCACAGATAGTGAGTATTTAAGATTAATAAATTTAGCTAAACTAAGAAACATTGCTCCTGAAAAACTATATGATGCAGGAGAACATAACAGTGACTTAGAAAGAAATAAAGTTATTACAATTGCTACCGAATTAGAAAAATATAAAAAAGAAAATAGTCTAATAGACTTTAATGACATGATATTAGATTTTATTAAGTCAGATAAGTCTCCTAAATTTGACGTAGTATTCATAGATGAAGCACAAGATTTATCATTAATGCAATGGGATATGGCTAAAAGTATTTGGAATAAAACTACCGATTCATTTATTGCAGGTGATGATGATCAAGCTATCTTTAGATGGGCTGGATCTGATGTAGATTCATTTATTGCACAAGAAGGACAGATGCTTCCATTGATACAGTCACATAGAATACCAGCTAAAGTTCACAATCTAGCCATGGGAATTATTAATAGAATTAAAAATAGAATTGATAAATCATGGAAACCTAAAGTTCATGAAGGATCTTTATCTAGATATGAAGAGTTTGAACAAATAGATATGTCCTCAGGTGAATGGTTAGTATTAGCAAGAACTAAATACATGCTTAACGAATTAGAAAATCACATATATCAAAATGGTTGGTATTATAAAAATAAATATAAAAAAACTAAAGAAAAAGAACTTTATTCTGCTGTTGTAGACTGGGAACATTTACGTCAAGGTCAACTATTAACTCAAGAACAATTAATAAAAATTTCAGCTTATATGAGTTCTGATAAATTTAATAAAAAAATGCTTAAAGGTATGACTAAAGGATCTTATTATGGCATTGATAAACTTACAAAAGAATATGGTTTAAAAACTAAATTAACTTGGTTTGAAGCATTTGACAATGCAGCTAAAAGAGATGTAAACTATTTAAAAAAAATGAGAAGAAATGGAGAAAGATTAAAAGAAAATCCAAGAATAGAATTATCAACAATACATGGAGCAAAAGGTGGAGAAGCACAGAATGTAGTTTTATTAACAGACCTTAGTGAAAACACATTAACGTCTTATGAAAAAAATCCTGATGATGAGAATAGATTGTTCTATGTTGGTGCAACAAGGACCAAGGAACATTTACATATTATAGAGCCCAAAAAAGAATACAAAGGATATAAATTATGAGTCATCCCTACGAAGAAAGTAGAAAACGAGCAAGAAAAAAATGGAGAAAAAGTGAAAAAGGTAGAGCATGGGATCTAGCATATAGTCGTAGGCCACATGTTAAAAAAAGAAAACATGAAGAATATATTAATCGATTAATAAGGAATGCAATATGAGTGTTTGGGATAAACAACACGGAGGATCACATTATCAAAAATTTAAAATTCAACCAAGTAAATTTGTTGTAGAAAATGAATTGCTTTTTCCGGAAGGATGCGCTATAAAATATATTTGTCGTCACAGATTGAAAGGAAAAAGAGAGGATATATTGAAAGCCATACATTTTTTAGAAATGATTCTTGAAAGAGATTATAGAGAAATAGAAAAGCCAAAAGAAAATTTACCAAAAGAAAAAAAGAATTCATGGGGAATAGTATGATTCCTATATTTTCTACAGGAATTTCTATGTATAAATTAGATAACATTAACAATGCTGAATTAAAAGATTATGTTCTTAAGAATCCTAATGTAAACAAGCCTAAAAAAAATATTAAAGACATTTTAAACAATGTTTTATTTACAAAATTAAACAAATTTATTAAACAAAAAATGAATGATCATTATCATGAAATATATAATGATCGTTATAACATAGAACTATCGGAAGCGTGGTCTAATTATGGTAATGATGATAGCATTACCATACCTCACATCCACGCGGCTACTTTTCTTTCTGCAGTTTATTATCCACAAGCTGAAGATGGAGAGATATTATTTTTAAATCCTATGACAGGTTTGTTATCTAAACAACGTAGAAATATGATAGATCAACATAATCCTTATACCAGTGAGTATTATTCTGTGGCCGCGAGAACAGGTGATCTTATTATATTTAGTTCTATGCTAATGCATTTTATAAGATGTCCTCAACAATCTAATAGAATATCTATTGCATACAATGGAATAATTAAATGATACAGGTTCCCTTATTTAAACCACAAACCGAATGGTTGCCTCCAGAAACTTTTCCTGATTTATCTAAGCATACTGAAATTGCAATAGACTTAGAAACAAAAGATCCTGATTTAATTAAGATGGGATCGGGTTCTATTGCAGGTAGAGGGGACGTTACAGGTATTGCTGTCGCTGTTAAAGATTGGTCAGGTTATTATCCAATTGCTCATGAAGGTGGTGGTAATATGGATCGTAATAAAGTTTTAAAATGGTTTCAATCAGTGTTGAACACAGATTCTATCAAAATATTTCATAATGCAATGTACGATGTATGTTGGATTAGAGCTCTTGGTCTTAAAATTAATGGTAAAATAGTTGATACTATGATTGCAGCCGCAATTGTAGATGAAAATCAAATGCGTTATGATTTAAACAGTTGTAGTAGAAGATACATAGGTAAAGGCAAAGACGAATCAGCTCTATATGATGCAGCGAAATCATGGGGAGTAGACCCTAAGGCAGAAATGTATAAACTACCTGCTATGTATGTTGGAGCATACGCAGAAAAAGATGCTGAGCTTACTTATGAACTTTGGCAAGAACTAAAGAAAGAAATTTTACACCAAGATATACAATCTATTTTTGAATTAGAGACAGAACTTTTCCCTTGCCTAATCGATATGCGTTTCTTAGGAGTCCGAGTAGATGTTGAAGCAGCTCATCAATTAAAAGAACAATTACTAACAGAAGAAAAAGAATGCTTAGTAGAAGTAAAAAAACAAACTGGAGTATCCACCCAAATATGGGCAGCGAGGTCGATAGCGCAAGTTTTTGAAAAACTTCGCCTACCTTTTGACCGAACCGAAAAAACAAATTCTCCATCATTTACAAAAAACTTTCTTCAAAATCACCCCCACCCACTGGTGAAAAGAATCGCCCGCGCTCGTGAAATAAACAAGGCGCATACCACATTTATTGATACCATATTAAAGCATAATCACAAAGGAAGAATACATGCAGAAATCAACCAACTTAGATCCGATAATGGCGGAACAGTGACGGGAAGATTTAGTTATTCAAACCCAAATTTACAGCAAATACCAGCACGGAACAAGGAACTTGGACCACGGATTAGGTCATTATTTATACCTGAGGAGGGCCATACATGGGGTGTATTTGACTATTCTCAACAAGAGCCTAGGTTGGTAGTGCATTATGCAGCTTTACAGAATCTCTATGGCGTGGACGAGGTATTGGAGGCCTATAAATTAGGTGATGCCGATTTCCATACTATCGTGGCAGACATGGCGGAGATACCTAGATCGCAGGCCAAGACTATAAACCTTGGTCTGTTCTATGGTATGGGTAAAAATAAATTACAAGCTGAACTTGGAGTATCAAAAGAAAAATCAGATGAACTATTTAGACAGTACCACAACAAAGTTCCATTCGTAAAACAAATGATGGATGCTGTAATGAGAAGAGCACAAGACTCAGGTAAAATTAGAACTTTACTTGGAAGATTATGTCGTTTCCATTTATGGGAACCAAATCAATTTGGAATTCATAAGGCATTGCCACATGATGCAGCGCTCAGGGAACACGGACCAGGGATTAAACGTGCTTACACATACAAAGCATTAAATAGATTGATACAAGGATCAGCGGCGGACATGACAAAGAAAGCAATGATAGAGTTACACAAAGAAGGAATTATTCCACATATACAAGTTCATGATGAATTAGATATATCGGTTAGTGATAATGCAGGTAAGATAAAAGAAATAATGGAGGACGCAGTTTCTCTTGAAGTTCCTAATAAAGTAGACTATGAATCCGGACCCAATTGGGGTAATGTTAAAGAGGAGGAAATATGAAACAAATGTTGAAACAATTAAAAGTAAAATGGGATGTATGGTCTTTATACTATAGAGAATACATTATTGGTTTTGTTGTTGGTTTTGTTATTGGCGCTATAATTTTGTAATGCGCTATGGCTTATCTCAATGTAAATATTCCTGTGACGTATGCACAGATCAGGAGAGAGTATCTCTATGATCTTAAAAAACATCATGGCGAAGTTGAAGACTGTATTATATTTGGTGTGGCGTCTATTACGGGACGTCCTATCCTCTTTCATTGTATTATGGAAAATGGTGCTGTGTTCTATCGTCTCCCTATTTCGGCCTTCATTCAAAGAGGTTTTGATGTCAAAGAAGTACCTAGGATGCGACTTGATGAGCTGGAGTTATGGAATTGTTTTAGTTATTATCCTGCTGTCACTACTTATGATCTCTTAGAAGGAACTTCAGGAAAATATTGGGGTAAAGATAAAAAATGGCATTACGGATCCTACTTATTTACAGTTGACTGGGCGCACCCAGATGCTAATATACTAAATTCTGATCATTCAGAGATACCGCACGAACATAAATGCGCACACATACTTGCGTTAAAAAACGGCAATTATGCGGCACAGCCAAACAATAGATTAATATGGAGTATTTCATCTTTTACTATGAAAGATGAAGTGCCTGATTGGAAAGTGCAAACAAGTGAATGGAATGTTGAAGATGATCAAAAATGGAAAACAGAAGATTCAGATAGATTCTTCTATGACATGGAGAAAAAAAATGATTAAAAAATTATGGAATAAATTTGTTAATTGGCTCTTTAAAACATATGATTGAAAAATTAATGACAATGTTAGTAGGAATTTTACTAGCCCTAGCTGGCTGGAGTCTTTCTAGAACTTTTGAACTGTCAACTATTCAAGCTGTACATGAAGATAAAGTACAAAAACTTGAAAGAGTAGTTGAAAAAATGCAAGATAAAATGGACAAGATGATGGACTCAGATGAAGACATCATGAAACAACACGAATTATTATTTAAAAAATTAGAACAAGGTAACACAGGGTATAGTTATAACTAATGGCAAAACCTTTAAAAATTTCTGAAGAAGCAGCAGTTCAAATGCCTATGAAGACGGTAGCTTCGTTGATCTGTATGGTCGCGATTGGAACGTGGGCTTACTTCGGCATCATTGAGACGCAAAACAAAATTCAAACTACAGTAGAGTTGATGCAAAAAGATTTAGTGGAGAATACAGATTTTAGAATCAAATGGCCGCGGGGCCAACTTGGGTCGCTTCCCGCAGATAGCGAACAATTTATGATGATCGAAGATTTATACAAGACCACGGATAAGTTAAACAAACATATCGACTCTATGGCTTTAAACAAAGTTAACATAGAATTTTTAAGAAAACAAATGGACAAAGTTTTATTGGACATTGAAAAACTTAAAGATGCTAACAGAGAAATACATTATAAAAACGGGGGCACACATTGATAGAATCTGGAATTATAGCTTTACTTATGTTTATTAACGGAGAGATTAAGGAACACCGTATTCAACCCTCGATGGCAATTTGTTTACGCGGTAAACGTGAAGCGGAGAGGACCTACAGTGAAAGTGTGTCTTACAAATGCTGGAAGGGTAAAGCAAAGACAGAAATATACATGGGTGAAAAATCTATAAAAGCAATAATTCTTGAATAAAAAATTATACGCATATTTTTTGAAAAAAAATAGAAGAAAAAACCCAGTAGCTAAGATTTTAAAATTCTTTACACCTAAGGTAATAAAGGATAAAAAGAAATATACTAGGAAGGAGAAACATGGACAGCAAGGTTGGAAAAACAGTTAACGTAGAAGCACAAGTAGTTAATGGTACGTGTCCTACATGTTCAGAAGATAGTGTATTTGTTTCAGTATATAAAACTATATTTAGATGTGTGACATGTGGTGCTGATTTAGAACAAAAGATAAATGGGAAAATAAGTTATATGCCAGTAGTAACTAGGCATGAAAGAATGGATTTAAAACCATTTAATGAGTAAGAAGAAAAAATCCATGTTTGGGGTGAATACCTACACCCACGAAAAACCTCGTAAAAGACCGGGCCGTCACAAAAAAAACAGAAATAAGCACGAAAAAAGAATGGGAAAATATCGTGGAAAAGGTAAAAAAGGACGTTGACAAATGTCCCTAGAAATCCTATATATAGGATATGAAAGACAAAAGCATAAACTTAAAAATAAAAAATATAACTCAAAAACAATGGTCTAATTTAATTATTGAACTTAATTTGGTTGCTCAAGCGTGGCGACCTTATGGTCCTGTTATTAAAATAAAAGCACATAACTTAGATCGTATATTAACGTGGGGTAGAAAAACACATGACGATAGAGAAGATAGAGAAAGCAGCTCGACTTTGGAACGAAACAAAAGATCCTAAATATAAGGATTTGTGGTATAAACTTGTAAAGGAGTTTGCAAATGTGCAAAACTTTAATAATACTAATACTTCTGTTCGACGGAACGTTAGTAAAAGAACCATTGGAATTTGAAAAACCTGTGACAGTTGCAGATTGTTTAATGTTTGCTGATGATCATAGGGAAGCAATTGCTATTTATAAAGACAATGATGACTATACCAGCGGCTGGTACCTCAAAGATGGCAGAGGAACAGTTCAAGGATTTATTTGTGAATGAATTGAAAAGGACCTGCGTCCATGCAACGCCTAGCGCTAGCCTCTGTACGAGAACTTTAATGTGTGGAGCCTTTGCTCCCGTAGCAGTACGTGCACGGAAACTACGGGGGTTTTTATGAATTATTTAATAAGTATCTTTATAATTATTCTAATCTATGGAGTGATTGTAGGAATGTTATTGATGTGGAATAAAGAAAAACCCATCGTAAAGAGGGAATCAAAACGATAGGTTATTGTGGTGAGAAGAATAATCCCCTACCACAATTTGGACACATTGTCAAATAGTGTTCTCTGGGATACACATAAACTTAATAATTGTCCCATACTTGTTAACTTCTTTTGAGCCAATCTCATTTGCTTTTTTAATAGACTCTTCATAACCCGCAATCATACACTCGTAATGACTATTATATTCTCCCGTCATTTGATGAGGTGGTAAACATTGTTGATACACACTTGTGCATATTATCATTGACAATATAAATTTCATGCTTGACAAATCTCCTATTAATCCTATATATTGCTCAGAAATATATGAAAGGACACAATGACTGATATAACTAAATATAGAAATGTTTCGTTAACAAAGGAAACATACAATACATTAATATCATTGTCTAAAGTTTTATTGCCCGATGCAAAACTTTCTATCAGCAAGACTGTAGAATGCTTAGCAAACGAGAAAGCAAAAAAACTTAACGGCAAATCAAGAGATAAAAAATGATAACCATTTGTTTTAATTGTAAAGGAAATGGTTTCATTAAAACAAAAGACCCCGAAGATGGAGAAATAAATATTCATCAATGTTGGGAGTGCGAATCTACAGGAGAAATTAAGCATGAAGATGGTGATGATTATTGGAATTATTATCCTGCTAAGTAATTGTAGCAAGGTAGATATGGATGGTTTTGATCCAGCCACATCAACATTCAAGTGGATAATTGAGAGAGGAAATAAATGAGAGAAAGTGATATAGCATATCTAGCTGGTTTATTTGATGGC